ATTTAGTGATGACCTACGTGATGCTGTCTGGGCCGATCGTGTTAAAGTTCTTGGCCACTTGGTAGAAGTACGTGCCGACGCTGTGACACAGAACCAAGACGGCTCTTACAGCCTGCGCTTTCCGCGGTTCAAAGGCTTCCGCGGTTTTGAAGCAGGAGAAAAGATCTAATTTGGCATACAACAATACCAGCAAGTGGTGGGAATTCGAAAGAGACCTGCCACTGAGGATAAAGATCCGCGAGCACTCAATTCCTCCCTTCAAGGGGAGGTTCGTGCATGTGCTGACTATTATAGCCATGGACGTGGATGATCCACAGGATGTCATATCCAATGGCATCCACTCATCTTGGGTCGGAGAATTTATTAGAAGCGAGGATGTTGTAGAAGTCTGGATAGCCGCACATCGCGATCCTTTTACACTTGACCGTCGTGTGAAAATTGCGTTGTTTGTCACACGAGAGCAGGAGTTTGTGCTACGTTTGCAACATACACACGAACTACCTGACCCTCATACTATTTGATTATCCTGTACCGCCACCCATTGAACGCTTGGCGGCATCGGCTACAGCGGTTCTTGGATCACCGCTGTACTGGAACAACAATCTTCTAGCCTGGGCCGCAGTAACTTCGTTCATACCAGTGCTTGGACCCGAGCTTCCAACTCGACCTTGCCATCCTCGGTTTCCGTTGTATCCGCCTGGGTTTCTTAAGCCCTGAGCAAGTGACCTGATCCCTTCAATCACACGTTCTTCTCTTATCTTCGCTGATCCTTTGCTGACAATGTATTTTGGATAGCATCCATTGGCAATCAACTGTGCTTCTAGATTACGCCGAGAAGCTTCGCCAGGGTGACTACGTACCAGCTGTGCAATTCCATTCCAATTTTTCTGGCTGACCAGCTGTCTTAAAGGACCCATGTCTCTGCCGCCTGCAACACCGGGTTGTCTACCTCCGCCATTTTGATACCAGAAGCTTGCTAATCCGTTGAACACATTCTGTGGTACGGGACCACCTATGTTCCTTGCAAATTGGCCTTGGTTGGCTTGTATATATTCATTGATCAATGTCCAGGCTTCGTCTTCTGTCAATCCGCCATTCACATCAATGGCTTTCTTGTATGCCCAATGATTTTGATCGCGCATGCTGAAACCATAACCAATTGATGCCCATACAGTAGGATCAAGGTAGGCCACGCCCCTATATGCTTCAAATGTCATGATTAACAATGTTCCGTATATGTCAACGCTTGAAGCATCAGTAGTTGGTCCCTTTTCGCAACTTGTATCTGATGATGGACGAGGTGGTACTTCACCGGCATTCCTGGAAGGATCATATCCTGGTTGTGTTGATGCGTTACCTGTGCCAGCTGGCGCCTTTCCTGGTGGGGTTGTTCTTGAAGTTGGTGTTCTTGGATATTCGCCATACCTATCTGGATCTGACTGCACACCTGCTTTTGGATTGCTTAACAATCCATCAGCTGGTACACCCAACACGTTAGCTGAAGCTCGTGCTAGTGTACCAAGAACACCCTGTGTACCAATACCTGTTACTTGCTGTATTGCTGAACCTAACACTCCGCCCAGGGTTCCTGCAACAGTTTGACCACCAATAGCTGACACACCTGGTAGACCAGACATACTTCCAGGTAATGTTGTTTGCTGTCCTGGTGGTAATGCTGAAGAGGTGTTATTACCAACTGCGGTGGCAGCAGATTCTGGAACTCCTTCAGCAGTCTCAGAATCTGAGTTTTGCGTTGAATTCTTACCAGTTGAGTCACCACATGAGCCGTGGCCTCCCCACGGCTCAGCTTCAGGAGCCGCAGTCACTACGCCTTGTCTGTATCCTTTGTTAACAGAAAGATCATTTAATGCAGGTAGTTTGGCTTCGTCAGCCTTAGGACCATTCATGTCAATTTTCTGCGCGGTTTCTTTGTAGTTGCCTGTTACCAAAAGATTGGCATTTTTCTTAGCAGTGGTATTAACATTTTCTCCAGTGACCTGTATATCAGCTACCGATTGCATCCTGATATCACCTGTACGGCTGCGCATGTTAATATCATTTCCTTCTATATTAACTGCTCCTTGTGCGGCAAGGTTGAGGTCGCCCATTGCATGTAGATTTATATGGCCAGCGCCAAACACACTGAAAGATCCGTCTGCTCCTAATTCTACCCAAGCTGTTCCGTCTTTATTTGCCATATATACAAATCCACAACTGTCGTGTAAAACAATCTGGGCACCGTTGCGTGTTCTTAATCGAATAAGCCTATTATTGCCGTCTGTATCGCCGTCGTCCATGACAAACTGTTGCTGACCGCGAGTCAGCGTACCATGTACACGACTTGGACTTTCGCGTTGGCTGGTACTAGATGAAAATCCCCTGAACGGATCTTGATCAAGTCCTTGCTTCTTTAAGGAATCATCCAGCACACGATGACGTACCCTTTCCGTTGGCTGATCGGTTTCGTTGGTATGATTGTGCTCTGTTACAGGGCCTTCAACTACGTTGCCGTCTTTGTCCTTATACTTTCCTGTACCAATACCTGGTAATGAATGTGTAAGATTATCCTGGAACATTGTACCAATCACAACTGGTTGTCCTAGATCACCGTTAAGGAATGCAACTGTTACCTGTGTTCCAATATCTGGAGCAGGCGTAAATGTACCATAGGCTTTTTGTACTTTTTCAAAGTCTGCTTGGTTGCTTCCTGGGTTTGGTGTTGCACCACCATGTGGTGTCAGAGACTTGGCTGTTATCCAGCTGTTTGGATCAGTTTCTGCTCCGCCAAATGCAGGAACATGTATTTGCATCCTATTTAATTTTAGCGCATCAATGTTGTTCATTACCTTGGCGGTATAAAAGCCAAATGCACTATTATTTTGTCCACTAGGTCCGTCGCGGTGTGCTGGCGCTACTGTGCCTCTGTCGGATGTGTTAATTGGTCTTGCCATCTCTGTACCTTAAGTTATGTTGGTGGTCTGATAGTGGCTTTTTCTAAAGCCGTGTACATGGATTCACCGTGTATCATTAAATCTCGAACGCCTGTTAATTCTTGTTCAAATCTGCCGCCAACAAATCTATTCCTGCATTCAGTTACTGTATACACACCTGATATCGTTCTATTGGTCGGTGCAAGACCAGATTCTGTTTGAGTTGCAAGATCAGCAGATCTGACTTCCATATAAAACTTTTGTTGTCCTACAAAGAAATCTGCACGAGCGGCTTTTGCTCGCGTGATATCAGCTGGTATGCGTCCTGAAAAAGGTCCTTGAGAAAATACTGGTTTGGCCGCACCAAACCAGTATGGATCTCCTCGTATGGTCATTGTTATCTTTTGAAAGTCTGGTCCTGTATAGTTAAGTCCATCATACACATGTTGGAATTTCATTCGTCGACTTTCGGCCTGTGATGGGTTTGAATTTGCACCTGTGCCTTTATCTGTAGCATTATTATCATAGCTATACAGGTGCGGAAACACCGGAGCATCACCGGCACTTGCGCCACCTTGCCCTGACCCTGTGCCCGTTTGTATAGCTGGTATTTTTTCTTCGGCGTAACTTAGTTTTTGATTTACAGAATTAGTTGCACCCGACATCGGCTGTGCCGCGTTTACCAATCCTACCGCACTTAGTACGGTGTTTACTATACCTGGCCGTTGTGTTGCACCTGGGCCTGTGGTTGCGCCGGATCCTGGTGAATATTGTCTTAAAAGATGTTCGGCAATGAACAATCCATATTCTGCTTTGATTTCAAACTTCAAGATTTCACTATTGATACCTGTAAAATAGTAATCATATCGCTTGCGTAGATTATTGATGTAGGCAGCATTGCTCAATCGCGCGGCAACCTGTGTCTGGAATTCGCCTTTTTCAATCTGATTCACTGGACCGTAAAACCAGTCTGGACTGTCTTGCAAAAAGATATAATAGTAAAACTTTTTAACATAGTCATTGGTAATGGTATCCCATCTACTATCCGGGTCTACCATTACGTCTACGCGATAAATTTGTTTGATTTTTTTAGCATCTTCAAGTGCTTTGGCCTTGTCAGTAATTTTTAGAGGATCGCTAAGTGTGCCATCTTGATTGAGTCCGTACTGCATGGCTTTTGTATCTGCCATGGCATTGTCAATGCATTGTAGTATGGTTGAACCTTCTCTGTTGGTGTTCAGTAGGCCATTGCTGCCATCCATGGGTCTTGCTGTCTGGGATCGAAACTGTTGTTTCTCTGGATCGCTGGCTTCAAATTTGAAATGATCACTTGACGAAATAAATGGCTCTAGTATGAAATGCCATTCGTTTTCATACTGTTGCTCTCCTTTGCCAACTCTGCGTGTTTCTTCTTGCTTGAGTGTGGTTTCTAATTCTTTGATATAGTCCTTGAAATGACCCGCATGCTTGATTGTTTTGGTTGACGATAATGTGACATTGACATGCCGAGATGCGTCATAATCAAGTCCGCCAAAATGTAACTTGAACTCGCCGCCTTTTTCTGTCAGTCGTGTTTCTACTTTGAAAACCTGTACTATATAGATGCCGCGTTCGGGATCAATCTGTACGTTACCATTTGGAAGATGTCCTGGAAATTCAACTTCGATAAGATATCTACAATTGATAATGCCGTTGGCAACGCCAAGCGTGGCAGCAGATTCAACGATGGCATCCATGAACTTAAATCCGCTGGGATCTAGCACAGTCATGATTCCTTGTGCAAAGAAGGCAGAACGTGCATTTGGACTCAATGAATATGACTGCTTCAATTCTAAGTCTGTTAAAATGAACCTGCTGGTTGTTGCGCTTTCTGCTAGCGTGAATCCTTTACTGGGATCCATGAATAACGCATCTTGAGGACGCAGTAAACTAACACGTAGTCGATAATCCACACTATCATATTTGTTCAGTGTGTTTTGATCAAAGGTCAGTTTATCAAAAAGTGCTTTTGTTGTTACTGGCATCAGGCAAACCTTTTAACTGAATTTGGACTAGGTATAGTTATTTGTAATCCCGAAATAAAATCCCATACAGGATCTTCAAGTTTGTCTCTATTGATTGCGGCAAATACCCACCAGAGTTTAGCGGTACCATAAAGATCATATGCTAGTTTATCAGGACGGTTAGCATATTTTGAATCTATCATGTATTGAGATTGATCGCTGTCTAATAAAATAGCCTGAGGGGTAAGATAATCTAAGTACGCTGACTTTAACTTTGTTACCGAATAAAAACTGCGAGGATCGTATGCAACTGCCATTAGATGTATCCTTTATCTGCTAGTTGTCCACCTGCAAATTTACCAAGAGTAAATTCAGTACGAATTGGGCCAGTAGCACGTTGCACCATGAGTTCAATGTCGATTGTAAACAGCGTAGGAACCGCATGGTATTGGCCATCTACATTTAACTCTGCGTAGTCCACATCATCTGGTAAAGTTATACTGAAGCTCTTGACAACAACCGGTACGTTTTCAAACATATATCTTCCGTATGCTGTAAAACTAAGCACAGGAGGTGGCGCACCTCTAAGAGGATCGCCTTCACCATAACGCATCTTTGTTATTGTGCGCAAGAAATGTATCACACCCAAGCTGTGCTTTGCCCAAAGATCAGTTTGTGACGTAAATTTAGCACTGATACCGATATTTTGGATCTGAGAACGATTGAATGCATGTGGCTGATAGTTAGTATGTGTCAGTTCCATTTCAGTGTACATTGCTTCAATACCGGTGCGTATCGTCGGTGTATAAGGAAAATTCAATACAAGGGTGTTGCCGCCACCGACAGCATTGCCGCCGAGTTTGGCTCTAACCCAGTCAGTAACCCCTTCAATACCTTGGCTGATTATGTTTGTACCGTTCTCTCTCGGCCCAGCTGTCCGTAGGAAACCCAGCAAGGGGCTGTTGGCAGCTTCGGCACCAAGTACTGTATTTGGGTCTGCTCGCATTGCGAGTCGGGCTGTGGTAATAGGCATGATAAACTATTTAGTGCTTTGAAAAACCCAGCTTTATTGCATTTGGTATCTTAAAGAGGTTGACATCCACTGACTAAAACCGTATACTGTTATACATGACAACTTCACCCGCAAAAACAATATATCTATCAAACAAAGATCTTCTCAAAGAGATCCACCACAGCAAAATGACTTATTGCTGGGTCAAAAGTCCAGAATATTACTATTACGATTTGATCCTTGACGATCTTGCCAAGTTCCATAATCGCAAAAATGTAGCCTTTCCTAAGGGAGCAATAACTACAGCGAGAGAGAATCGTGCCAGTAGGCAAGCGGCGCAAGCATTGGAAGTCGCAGACCGTGAATGGCGAGAAACAGGGCAAAAAGGATTGAAACCAAAGCTGGATCAGTTCTTGCCAGATCCCAAGAAAATACCAATGGAAGAACTAGTGATACGCACATCTTCTAGCTTTGACCATATTCCAGTTGAACCAGGGCGTAAAAACAAGCCCAAGATCACAGCAGACCTACACTCAAAAGTAAACTTTCCTCCATTCAAGCATTGGGTCAAGATTGAAGATGAATGGGTCGAGGTAGCCCGTAGTCACTGGAAAGGCGATCTCAAGAAGGGACAATTTAGTGTCAGTCATGGCAAAGTAGTTGATAACCTTGCCAGAATGTACATTAAATTGTGTGAGCGTTACAGCATGCGATCAAATTGGCGAGGCTATACCTACGTTGAAGAAATGCGAGGGCAAGCATTACTGCAACTCAGCCAGATTGGTTTGCAGTTTGACGAAAGCAAAAGCTCTAACCCATTCGCATACTATACCGCGGCCATAACCAACAGCTTCACCCGTGTGCTCAACATGGAAAAGAAGAATCAAAATATCCGAGACGATCTCTTGCAAGACGCAGGACAAATGCCCAGCTGGTCACGCCAGCTAGAATACCAAGCACAACAAGTAGCCACAAGAGAGCGCAATGCTGCCTTGAGCGAAGGTGCCAAGGATGAGGAAGAAGTATAATATGGACATGCAACATTATAAAGACTTTGTTGAGCGTATCACTAGCCCGCAAAGCAATAACCTACATGATTTTATCAGCCGCTGTAGAGAACTTGAGGAACAGACCGCAGTTGAAGGCGCACCAGATCTCAATGTGCCGTTGTTTTTGACTGCGGCCATGGGCATTGGTAGCGAGGGCGGAGAGTTCCAGGAAATTGCCAAGAAGATCTTCTTCCAAGGCAAGCCTTTCACACAGGATGTTGTGTTCCATCTCAAACGTGAACTAGGTGATATCATGTGGTATTGGGTCAATGCGTGTCGCGCACTTGGTCTCAATCCTGACGAAGTCATCTATGAAAACATCGCCAAGCTAGAATCACGATACGGCGATAGTTTTTCAGTTAACCGTAGCGAGATCCGAAAAGACGGCGATCTCTAATCACTAGAAGGAACACAATGGGTCAACTATTCAAGAAGGCAGCTTGCTTTACGGACATTCATTTTGGTATGCGTAGTAACAGTCGTACACACAACGACGATTGTGAATCGTTCATCAAGTGGTTTGTAAAGGAAGCACAAGCGGCTGGCGCTGAGACTTGTATTTTTCTTGGTGACTGGCATAACAATCGTTCAACAGTCAATGTGAGTACGCTGAACTATACAGTGAGCAATCTAGAGTATCTCAGCAAGAGTTTTGACCGTGTGTTCTTTATCACTGGCAATCACGACTTGTTCTATAGAGAAAAGCGTGAGATCCATAGCTTGCCATTTGGCAAGTACCTTACCAACATCACCATGGTCAATGAAGCCATAGTCGAAGGCGACGTTGCTATCGTTCCATGGCTTGTGGGTGAAGAATGGACCAACATGAAGAAGCTAGACAGCAGATATGTGTTTGGACATTTTGAGTTGCCCAGCTTCAAGATGAATGCCATGGTTGAAATGCCTGATCATGGCGGACTCAATGCAGGTCACTTTCCAAACCAAGAACTTGTGTTCTCAGGACATTTCCACAAGCGCCAACAGAAAGGCAATGTTGTGTACATGGGCAATCCATTTCCGCATAACTTTGCTGATGCATGGGATGACGAACGTGGCATGATGCTGTTGGACTGGGGTGGCAAGCCAGAGTACAAGAGCTGGCCAGATGCACCCAAGTTCCGTGTGCTTACACTGGGTGGTGTGATTGAAGATCCAGGTCGGGTACTTGATAAAAATACGTTTGCTCGTATCAGCATTGACATTGATATCAGCTATGAAGAAGCACAGTTCCTTAAGAAAACATTCATGGAAGAATACGGTTGTAGGGATCTCACATTGATTCCTGCAAAGAAAGAAGAGCATGCCAAAGAATGGACTGCTGAGGATGTGAAATTTGAAAGCGTTGACCAAATCGTCATGACGCAATTGAATGCGATCGACTCAGATGTGATCGACAAGAAGATGTTGGTTGACATCTACAACGGTCTTACAGTATAATGCAGGACAATCAATGCTGACAATTAAAAATCTCACGGTAAAGAACTTCCTGTCTGTTGGTAATGTTACCCAAGCGGTAAACCTTGACCAACATGGCCTCACCTTGGTCATTGGTCTTAACATGGACATGGGTGGCGAAGGCGCACGTAACGGTGTGGGTAAGACCACTATCGTCAATGCACTCAGCTATGCATTGTATGGCAATGCACTCAGCAACATCCGTAAGGACAATCTTATCAACAAGACCAATGATAAGAACATGTTGGTCACAGTGGAGTTTGAAAAGAATGGCCACAACTATCGTATTGAACGTGGCCGCAAGCCCAACATATTTCGTTTCGCAGTTGATGATGACGAAGTAAACGAAGCCGGCACCAACGAAGGACAGGGCGAAAACAAACTTACCCAGGAAGCAGTAGAACGCATCCTGGGCATGAGCCACGAGATGTTCAAACATATCCTGGCACTGAATACCTACAATGAACCTTTCCTAAGCATGAAGAACAATGATCAGAAAGAGATCATTGAAGAGCTACTGGGTATCACACTACTCAGTGAAAAAGCAGAGCTTCTTAAAGAAGCAATGAAAAACACACGCGATGGTATCAAGGAAGAAGAATTCCGTATCAGGGCTTTGCAAGAAACCAATGCCAAGATACAGAGTTCTATTGAGGACATTGAACGTCGTAGTCGCATCTGGGTCAAGAAGAAAGATGATGACATGGTCAAGTTGGTTGCTTCAATCAACGAACTTGAAACCATTGACATTAACCAAGAGCTTGCAAACCATTCAGCACTGACTGCATGGAAAGAAAAAGAACAAAAGATCAAGCGTTATACCAAGGACCTGGCAAATGCACAGGCAGCAGTAAAGCGACTGAGTGGACAGTTGGTAGAGTTGACCGGTGCATGTGACAAAGCAAAAGATCACAAGTGCCATGCTTGTGGACAGGGCTTGCATGATGACCAACAGTCATCCATGATATCTGAGCTGGAATCTGCTATGATGAGTGTGGCAGACGATCTAGAGCGCGAGCATGCACTAGAGCAAGAGGCCAAAGCAAAAATTGAAGAATCTGGCAGTTTGGGTACAGCACCACGTGTTCGGTATACCGACATAAATGATGCTGTGAACCACAAGAGTAGCTTGGAAAATCTAAAGTCGCAGTTGGTACAGCGTGATGCAGATAAGGATCCATATCAGGATCAAATTGAAACATTGCGCAACAAAGCACTAGCGGAAGTTGACTGGAACCCAATAAACACTCTTAACAAGAAGCTTGAACATCAAGAGTTCTTGTATAAGTTGCTCACTAACAAGGACTCATTTGTGCGACGTCGCATCATTGAGCAGAACTTGAGCTATTTGAATCACAGGTTGAATCACTATCTTACATTGCTACAGCTACCACATGAAGTCAATTTCCAAAGCGACCTCACTGTTGGTATCAAAATGCTGGGACAAGAATTTGACTTTGACAATCTCAGCCGCGGCGAACGCAACAGGCTCATCTTAGGATTGAGCTGGAGTTTCCGAGACGTGTTTGAGAGTTTGAATTTTCCTTGTAATTTGCTGTTCATTGACGAGCTTGTAGATTCAGGTATGGATCCAGTAGGTGTAGACGCCGCACTGGCCGTGCTCAAGAAGTTCAGCAGAGAATCAAAGAAGAATGTTTTCTTGATATCTCATAGAGATGAATTGATAACACGTGTAAACAACAGTTTGCAAGTTGTCAAAGAAAACGGATTTACCACGTTCTCGACGGATGTGGATATGGTGGAGGCATGAAAATGACCGAACAAACAAAAAGCAATCACGACATTATTGCAGAAGCATTTCAAACGTATCTTGATGAGAACGCAAAGTTCACTGGCAAAGGCGTCAAGGCGGCTGCAAGTCGCGCACGTAAGGCACTAGGTGACATTCGCAAGGCAGCTGGTGAGCGCCGTAAAGAAATCATGGTAGAGAAAACTGCTATGACCGAGAAGAAGGCCTGATAAACAGGTTCATAGCATAAATCAAAGTACACATGGCGTCGAAAAGCAAAAACAAAGGTAAGTCCTGGGAAAGAGATGTTGCAAATTTCTTGTCCGAACTGTATGGAGCGTCGTTCATACGTGTTCCATCTAGCGGTGCATACGTGGGCGGCAAAAATGCTGTTCGCAAAGAGTTCTTGCACGAAGGACAGATACGCTCAATGAAGGGCGACATCACTCCACCAGGTGAATGGAAGCACCTCAACATAGAATGCAAAAGCTATGCTGAGTTTCCATTCCACCAGCTTTTCACGTCAGGTAAGATAACACTCTTAGACAACTGGATAGATCAGACCATTGAAGCTGCCGATGAAAACGACCTTAACATCGTTATCATGAAGTTCAACAGAAAAGGCAGCTTCATTGCGTTTGAGTACAAGCACTTTCCTACATTTACAACACATAGGCATGTCCGTTACGACAGCGTAAAACACGGACCATGGGCATTTACAGGCTTTGACGACTTTTGGCAATTGAACAAAGACGCAGTTAAAACCCTTTCTATCCCTTAAAACTCCCCACAGGCTCATCTCTACCGATAGGCTGCGCAACGGCCGCATAACTAGTTGCCCTAGACCTGGACACACGTATCGCAGGGACGGAAATTGTGCGCGGTAGCACAGACTCAGCACCACTATCCTTTACAGGACGTAAGTCAAACGGTATGAAACTGGCTTGGTGTGAGAATAGCAAAACCGAAATGAGCAAGCTCTATTGACAATTATAACTTGCGTGATCCCAGGACGATTCTATCGGGTGTCTTGGGTTAGTCAGCGTCATTAAAAGAAGATAGACGTAAAAAGGTACAGCATGACCGCCTTTGCCCTCTGGGTTGTTTCTGATAGATGTGGTATGGTACTCTGGAGAAAGTCCTTAGTCCAGCTTTTCACTTTGCCCTTAACAGGGCGAAGTGTGGCTGGAACCTCAGAGAAAATATCATCTTGTTTCACTAGTAAACAAAATAACTTAGAATCTAAAAAGTAAAAATGATTCATGAACATATCACGAGCGATAGCGATGTGAATGTGAAATGAAGGCTGCGACAGCAGCCAGGTGTTAGAGGATACTTGAAATATAAGGCAAGTTCTGACTTACATCATCTGTTGTGTTTTTGTCTTAACACCAGCTAGCTTCATGTCTAGTTCGACTTTGTCCTTGACTACTTCTGCTAGGACTTGCCTTTCTTCCAGGCTCATATTGATCACTTCGTTGTAGCTTAGGCCACTATAAACCGCTAGCTGTTGCACGTCTTTGATCAGGCCCCTGGCTTCAATTCTATACTCATCAACGTATTTCATTACCTGAGCGTTGTCTGTGGTGCTCAGGAGCCTTGAGCGAAAAAACTTACTGGGTCCAGGGTAAAGTCAACTTCAAACCTACGACCACATCCTTCTTGTCCACAGATGACTTCTACACGAGTTTCAGCACCGCTCTGATTGACTTCTCTTATCTTGTTTTCAATCTTCTTGAATTCACCGGTTTCAAGTTGTGATAGCCATTCGCTAATAGCTCCACGGTCGGTAATTTCTTGACCGTCAGGAGTAACAACTGCATCAATAACTTTTGATATGATTTCTTGTGCAAGTTCAATGTTACGACCAGTTACTTCATTACTGACACGTAACTTCAATCCTTCGTCTTCTGAATCCATGACTGCCTGTAGCTTGCGAACATTTTCAAATTGCACCATACCCAGTTTGTTTTGATCTGAAAGAGTGCTAGGACTTAACCGTATAGTAAGTTCATTGCTCAGTACTACTTCGTTTACTGGAGCAATACCCTTGATTTTTATCAAGAGATTATCTACGCTAATACCGTATGTGCCTGACCAATCACCGCATGGACATGTGGTGCTGATATCCATCTTTTCTCCGTATGTGGCCTTGCGTATGGCAAGCAATATAGCGTCTACGTCTGGGTTTGGCATTTCGCTTGGGTTAGAAATGTCTGGAACACAGCTCTTTATCAACTGTATGATAGCATCGCCATTGAGCAATGAGTCAGCATTTTTAACCAGCAGTTCATCTTTTGCAGTCATTGGAAATACTGCAATTTCTCCGTCAACTGTTACCTTGGGCGGTGTCTTGTAAAACTTTCCTCCGCTGGGTAATGTTACATTGAGTCCTGGCTTTCTAAAATACTGGCCTAACGGGTTGTTAGCTTGTGTCATGTGTTGATCCTCCGATTACTTTTATTTAGCTGGGTTATAATGGGGGTATTTACTCGTTCAAACACCACTTTTTCAAACCGGTAAATAAACGATAACATTGGATGACTCTACATGGCATTACCACCAGATCCGGATCAACTCACTAACAAAATTGCCAACTGGCCAAAATGGGCCACGGAAGAATCTATCAACAGTCTTTCGGCTGCAATGGGCCGAAACAACGGTTCTCTGTTGGCTGCGGTAAAGAAGACCAATGAACTTTTAGCAAAGCAACAATCATCTGCTTCAAAAGATCAAACCGCACAGAAAGCAGTGATTGGATCTCTAGACAAGAGTGTGAAAGTACAGCAAAGCAATGCCAATGCAATAAAGTCACTGAGTGCTGGACTTAGCAGTATTGCCAAAGGACAGGCCGCAGTAGTTGCCGCTATAAAACAGCAAAACAATGCCAGTGCTATCAAATCGCTGAATCCTGGTATCAGTAGCCTTGCCAAGGGACAAGCCGCAGTAGTCGCGGCTGTGCGCCGCTTAGAATCCAAGAATAAGACATCCGGTGCTAAAGTAACTCCTGTTACAGGCGTAAGTGCGGCATCTATATCACTAGGAAATCGCACACTGACTCGTGCAGTTGAGGTAGGTTTTAGGTCGTTATCACAGCAACAGTCACGTTCCAATGCACTACTGAAATCTATCAATAATAACACATCTGGTGGTTTAAGAGGGTCTGTTGATACCAACATCAATCGCAGAGCTGGGCAAACACAACAGCAAAATACCACTAACCGCAGAACACGCAATGCTAATAATGCAAATCAAGCTGAAAATCTTGATGATATGGTTGGAGGCAACAGATTTAGATTTAGCAAAAGACGTTACGAGTTTGCTGACAGGAAAAATCCTAGATTTGATTCGGCTACAAATAGAGCCACTGCTTCTATTCGTAGTGTTAGAGATGATCTGAAAAAAATGACCCCGGCACAGCGCAAAGAAGCCGCACGTATCATTGCCGAAGATATCAAAGCTACATTTGGTGCCGCTGCAAAGAAACCTCTACAGGAATTCCAAGCAAAAGTAACTGCCGCCGCCGGAGATGCTGACAAGTTAAACAAGGCTTTCAAAGAACTAAAACAACGCATAGAATCTGAAGAAGTCCAATCTAAAGGCCGCCCAGGTGAATCAAATTCAGGCACTTATAGACGCACAATGGGCCTTGATCCTAACGCAAGCAAATATAAAGAAGCTGCCGGGAAAGCCAAATCTGGAGATGCAATAGGTAGTGTACTAAGTCTATTTGGTGGTTTGCTTGAATCTGCTGGCGGACTGTTAATACGCACATTTGGCATGAGACTTGCTCCAGTAATAGCTGCCACAGCCGCAATGTTTAGTGTACTAGTTGGTGTTACTGAGCAACTGATCAAAATTTGGAAGATGGGTGCTGAGTCAACAACACGAGCACTCATGCAAGGTCTTGACGGCCTAACCAATTCCGCAGTTAGCTATGCCATTGCCGCAAAAACTGCTGGACTAACAATAGAACAGTTTGAAAAAGCTCTAAGAAGCGCCGGCGGCATGGCAAATCTTCTTGATGACAATGTCAGGAACACCGGACAGGCATTTGCCGACGGAATCAAGGCTTTCCGAGAAGCCGCCAGCAGAGCAAATTATTTTGGACAGAGCTTTGAAGAACTAAACAGATCATTTGGACGTTCAATACAGATGGTAGCACTGGCTGGCCTTAAAGGCAGCGATGCTGTCACTACGGCAACACAAATGGCACTAGGTGAAGCTGATACGGTAAGACGTCTTGCTATTTCTACAGGTAAGACTGTAGAAGAAATCAACACTAGATTTGATGACCTTGCCAGGAACGATTATTTCCGACTAAGCACAAGTAGATTATTAGCACGTGGCGAACAAGCCGCGGCTATGCAAGTTAATAATCTTGCCAAAGCATTTGTTGCGGCTAGTGATGAATTTGGCAAAGGCATGGCTGAAGACATGTCATTGGCTGCTATTGCAGGAGTTGATCCATCCATGCTTGGTGGACCGTATCAACAGATGATGTTGATGTTCCCAGAACTTGAGAAAGCAATCAGAGACGGACAACGAGCCGGTATGACACCGGAACAGCTTAATCAAGTGATGGCTCAGCAAGCACAGATGATCATGCGCGATCCAAGATACACAGGTCAGATCAGCATGATGGCAATGGACAAAGACATGCGTCCACAGCTGAGATTCTTGCAACAACTTGCTTCATCAAGGACAGACTTAGCACAACCAGGTGGTCCTACAACAGAAGGAGCCAGGGCCGCAGCCACACAGCAAGACCTTGATGCGTCACTGCAGAGATTGCAAGGATCTATACTACAAGCAGTTGAACCATTGATGGGTACAATTACTAATATGGTAAAAGCCCTTACTGGTTTAATTGAAGGGTTCAACAGTTTAAGTAACGCTACTAAAACTCTTATAATAGCATTTGGTGTTATTGCGGCAACACTTGGTGCTGGAATATTGACCGGAAAAGGATTTTCTCGCGCCATGGGCGGCGGGCGAAGCGGCCCGACACCACCGCCTGGTGGTGCAGGCGGTGCAACTCCTTCGGGTAGCGGACCTAGAGGTGGAGGAACGCCGCCAGGCGGTGCAGGTGGTGCAGGCGGAGCCGCAGGCGCAGCCGAAGGAGCAGCTAGCGGCGGCTGGAGAGAAGCACTTAAGAAAGGTGCAGGCCGTCTTGGAAGAATTGGTAAAGCTGGTGCACTTGGGTTATCAGCATTGCTTGGTGGACTACTAGGAGGGTCAACACCTGCTGAAGGAGGAACCCCACCACCTGCTGAAGGTACTCCACGACCACCGGCCACCGGTACTCCACGACCTGCAGATCCAAGGTTTAATACAGATCCAATGGGCAATCCAATTCCTAAGGAAATTGAAGCCAAACCTGCGGAAGTAAAACCAATTGAAGTCAAGCCAGGTACTGCTGAAGTCAAGCCAATTGAAGCCAAACCTGCGGAAGTAAAACCAATTGAAGTCAAGCCAGGTACTGCTGAAGTCAAGCCAATTGAAGCCAAGCCTGCGGAAGTAAAACCAATTGAAGTCAAGCCAGGTACTGCTGAAGTCAAACCAATTGAAGCCAAGCCTGCGGAAGTAAAACCAATTGAAGTCAAGCCAGGTACGGCTGAAGTCAAACCAATTGAAGTTAAACCAGTTACTGGAGAAGTCAAACCAATTGAAGTCAAACCAATTGAAGTGAACCCAGTTGACGTAAAACCAGCAGAAGCTAAACCAGTTGACGTAAAACCAGCAGAAGCTAAACCAGTTGACGTAAAACCAGCAGAAGCTAAACCAGTTGACGTAAAACCAGCAGAAGCTAAACCAGTTGAAGTAAAACCAGCAGAAGCTAAACCAGTTGAAGTCAAACCAATTGAAGTCAAACCAGTTACTGGAGAAGTCAAACCAATTGAAGTCAAACCAATTGAAGTGAACCCAGTTGACGTAAAACCAATTGAAGTGAACCCAGTTGACGTAAAACCAATTGAAGCCAAGCCTGCGGAAGTAAAACCAATTGAAGTCAAGCCAGGTACGGCTGAAGTCAAACCAATTGAAGCCAAGCCTGCGGAAGTAAAACCAGCTGAACCACCTAAACCTACTGTGCAAGGCAAAGTTGAACCACAGCCTAATAAACTTATACTGGACGAAACCGGTAAGCCTTTGCCTAATCAAGCAGAAGCAAGTGCAAGAGCAAATTCAGCTAGACCAGCCGGTACACCGGGTGAATTGCCCGGTGCAAGTGCAGGCAATGCAGCCGAAGGTACATCGACACGATTTTCTAAACTAGCTACGGGTGCCAGAAGTATTGGAAGAACAGCACGTGCTGGTGGTGTTTTTGGTGCGTTATTTGATACAGCACTAAACGAAATAACTGACATCAGAGAACTAAGAAATGCACGTCAAGCAGTACTTGATGGATATAGAAGCGGTGAAATAGATCGTAAAACTGCAACTGATGCGCTTAAAGAAATTGATGATAAGATAGCTGAATCTCGAGGCGGCTCTCTTGCACGTGGTGCAGTTGCAGGTGCCGGAGGTGCTATTGGTGGTACTGTTGGTGCTGTAGCAGGCGGCGGAGTAGCATCAGTAGTAACCGGTACAGCTGGTGCCATTGGCGGAAGCATGCTAGCTGATTCGTTGCTAGGTGATACTGCGCACTCTGCAGGCGGTTGGTTATCACGACAATTATTTGGAGGTAGCAATTCATCTGCCTCTTCAGAGTTAGATAGGCAAGATGCAGTTGATGATTCAAAGTTACCACCATGGATGCGCGGGCTTGGATTTAAGAAAGGCACCGCTTTCACTGACAGACAACTGGAGGTAATTGATAATCAGTTGAGCACTGGATTATCAATGAGAGATATTGGTTTACCAGATTGGGCCCAATCTGCATATAAAAACCGAAGGAGAGGAAAATTACTCACGGGCCCTGATCAATCTCCAGAGGTACGTAAAAAAGCATTACAGGAAAATAATCAACTTGATATAACAGGGTCTCTTGTGCCGCCAGCAATGGCAGGTGCGGCAGCTACTGCCGCAATAGCTGCCGCAAATGCAGGTGGTGAAGTAAGTCCTGTGCAGGCAGGTAAACCAGCACAAGCAGAAAAAATGACAGCAGACTACATGGCTAGCGCACAGAAAGCTAAGTTCCAAGGTGATCAAATCAGTGCCGAGCGGTCGGCAGCGGCTACAGCAGTTGCACAGGTAGCAACTGCTGTACAACCAGGAAAAATGCAAGCATCAGATAGCACACTAAACATTGCAGGAAAACCTGTAGTAAAAGGCCAACCATTGACATCAGACCAGATGGCAGCAATTGGTATGGCCCTCAGCATGAATCCTGCTAACGCTAAAAATTATCCAGACTGGGTACTTGCACAATATAACAAGCAAAAGGCACAAGGTGCGGTTAGCTCTGTAACACCGGGTGCTGTGGGGGCAGTGGCAGCAACAGGTGCACTGGATAGGCCAGCAGACTCTAACTTTGCTGGCGCTGGCCGAGGTAGTGCAAACGATCCTCGTCGCACTGATTTTGAAAAACTTCGCGTTGACGATAAGTCGTTAGCCGTAATGGCAATGACTGGCGACAAAGATGCCAAATTAGAACTTGATAAACGTCGTGGCGTGGGCGAACTTGATCCTCGTCGCACTGATTTTGAAAAACTTCGCGTTGACGATAAGACATTGGCAGGAATGGTTGTAGCTGGCGACAAAGATGCCAAATTAGAACTTGATAAACGTCGTGGCGTGGGCGAACTTGATCCAAATGTTGATAAACAGTTACGCACCCAGACTGACCCAACAGGTAAACCAATTCCGGTTGCTGTACAATCTGATCCTTTAAGGCCAGTATCAGTAGCAGTGGTAGAAGGGTCATTCCAGCCTATAGAAGCATCTATAGGTCAACTTGTTGCTATGGCAAAATCGGGTGACAAGGATGCTATAGCAGAACTCAAGAGAAGAAAAGAAAACGCAGATTCTACTGTAGGTAAAGTACAGTCAGTGACGATGTCGGATTTCAGCGGTCCAAAGTATGCACAATGGCGCAAAGACACTGGACAGCAAAATGAAACTGATTTGCTTGCAGAAAAATATAAAAAACACATGCTTGCATACGAGCAAGCTCGTGGAAGCATAGAAACACCAAGCGGTTCTACTGGTATTGGATCTATTACTGCTGGAGCCATTGGATCTTTTCTTAATATGAGTGACGAGCAACCAAAAGATTCTGCACTACTAGCCAAAGAAGCATCAGCAAAATTAAGCGAAGTGAATCTTTCTAATCTTGTGGAAAAGCAAGCCGAAACCAATATGCTATTAACAGCATTGCTTGATAAGCAAGGACAAGTGGCAGGAGATGCTAGACGCACAGTTGATGTACTAGAAAACCTGAATAGTAAGTCATAACAGAGCAAGGTAAATAACTGTATGAGTTGGCGCAAACATTTCAAAATATGGGATCCAACATCGTCTAACAATCAGATGATGTCAGTGAATCCCCAAGATCCAAGACAACAAGGTCGTGGAGTACAATCCAGCAAGTGGAATAGTTATCTTGCTGAAGTCTATACTGGACAACCAAATAGGACGGATCGTTACACACAATACGATCAAATGGATCAGGACAGTGAAATCAATGCTGCCTTGGATACCATTGCAGAGTTCTGCACACAGTTTGACGAGAACAAAGGCGTTCCTTTTGAATTGTTCTACAAGCAGGATCCCACAGAAGCAGAACAGCAGGTGCTAGAAAAAAGCCTGAATCAGTGGTGCAACATCAATGACTGGGACAAGCGTATCTGGCGTGTGGTTCGTAGCACATTGAAGTATGGCGATCAGTTCTTTGTGCGTGACCCAGAAACATATGAACTGTTGTGGATCAACCCAGCCGATATGGTCAAGATCATCATCAATGATTCCAAGGGCCGCGAAACAGAACAGTATGTGATGCGTAATCTTGCGCTGAACATGATTGACAAAACAGCCACAAGTCCAGTTGAGCATCAGACAGCATTTACCAGCATGGTTGGTATGAGCAAGTCTGCTCCTGTGCTACAAAACTTCCGTCAGGGTTCTCCTAACGGAAGCAACATCAGCGACAAAGAATTTGCTGTTGATGCCAGCCACATTATGCAGTTGAGCCTCAGTGAAGGCATGGACAGCAACTGGCCATTTGGTACCAGTGTGCTTGAACCTATTTTCAAGATCTACAAGCAGAAAGAATTGCTTGAAGACTCAATCATCATCTATCGTGTGCAACGTGCGCCAGAACGTCGTGTGTTCTATATTGACGTAGGTAACATGCCCAGCCATATGGCAATGGCATTCGTTGAACGTGTTAAGAATGAAATCCATCAACGTCGCATACCCACACGCTCAGGTGGCGGCGCAACAGTTATGGATTCAAGCTATAACCCATTGAGCATGCTTGAAGATTACTTCTTCGCGCAGACTTCGGAAGGCCGAGGTTCTAAGGTTGAAGTGCTGCCGGGTGGCGACAATCTAGGACAGATTGACGACCTAAAATTCTTCACTAA